AAATATTGACATTGGAGTAATGAACCTTAGTGTTATAGGTAGATTAATCTATAAATAAGAGAGGTTTTTAACTTGTCAAACGCTTTTGATAGAGTCAATTACACTACCAAAGAGCCTAGTAAACTTGTGCTTGGAGATTTTTGGGCATGGCGTAGGGATGATCTTGCAAGTGATTATCCTGTAAGTGCCTATGCTCTCACTTATGAGTTTCATTTAGATGCTGGTGGTGGTGGCACAAAGAAATTTACACTAACTGCTACAGAAGCAGATGATACCTATTACATAGAAGCTGCATCATCTAGCACTACCAGTTATGCAATAGGAGACTATATTTGGGAAGCATACATAACTAAATCTTCTGATTCTAATAGAGTCATGGTAGATTCAGGCAGAACAACTATTACAGAAAACTTAGCTAATACAAATGCTGATTTAAGAAGTCACGCTAAGATTGTGCTAGATGCAATAGAAGCAGTTATTGAGAATCGTGCAAGTATGGATCAATCTTCAATGTCTATAGCTGGTAGGTCTTTATCAAGGATGTCTATAGATGAACTTATGACATTTAGAGATAGATACAAAGCTGAATATCTTAAAGAAATAAAACTTGCAAGAATAAGAAACAAACAAGGTTCAGGTAATACTGTAAAAGTAAACTTTGGATCAACACAAATTAAAAATGTAACAGACTTAACATAATGGCATGGTATAACAATATATTTGGTAATAAAAAACCAAAAAGAAAATTCAAAAGAAGCTATACAGGTGCTAATACAGGTAGATTATTTGCTGATTTTATAACTAGCTCTACTTCTGCTGATGCTGAAATAAAAGACAACATTAGACTTCTACGAGATAGAAGTCGTGATTTAGCGAGAAACGATCCATTTATTGCAAGGTATCTAAACCTGATGGTATCTAATGTGATCGGAAAGCAGGGCGTAAGAGTTAGCTCCAAAGCGAGAAATGATGATCAATCATTAGATATTGGAGCTAACCTGCTTATTGAAAGAGCATGGAAAGAATGGAGTCAGCTAGGTAACTGTACTGTAAATGAAAGACTTACATTTTTAGATTGTCAAAAGATATTTATTGAAACTCTATGCAGGGATGGAGAAGTCTTAGTAAGAAAAGTAAAAGATACTAACTCACCATTTGGTTTTAGGATTACCTTTATTGAAGCAGACCATTTAGACGAAAACAAAAATGAAACTATGCTTAAAAATGGTAATAGTATTAAGATGGGTGTTGAGTTAGATAGAGGTGGCAAACCTGTTGCTTATCATTTATTTAAAAAACATCCATACGATAACACTTATCCAAAACCACAACAGGAATACATTAGAGTTCCAGCAGATGAAATAATACACGCTTACCTACCACAAAGAGCAGAACAAACAAGAGGAGTATCATTTATTGCACCTATCATAGCTAATATGAAAATGCTGAATGGATATTACGAAGCTGAAATAGTAGCTGCTAGAGTTGGTGCTTCTAAAATGGGTTTCATAACCTCACCTGATGGCGATGGTTATGTTGGAGATGGCGAACAAGAAGATACATTTAATCCTACTATGAACGCACAAGCAGGGGTGTTTGAGCAACTACCAGCAGGAATGTCATTTGAAAGTTTTGATCCTAGTCATCCTACAACAGCTTTTGAAGCATTTACAACTAGCATATTAAGAAGTATTGCATCAGGTTTAAATATTTCTTATCACGCATTAAGTAATGATTTAACTTCTGTAAACTATTCAAGTATAAGACAAGGTGCATTAGAAGATAGAAGTATGTATCAACTCTATCAGCAGTTTGTGATAGAGCATTTTATAAACCCTATATTTAAGTCATGGTTAGAAATGGCTATATCAACAGGTTATATAAACTTACCGATAGCAAAGTATGACAAGTTTGCTAGAGCCATAAGTTATATACCTAGAAGTTTTGCATGGATTGATCCTTTAAAAGAAATGCAATCTAACATATTAGGTTTACAAAATGGAACTGTTACTTATGCTGATATAAGTGCTGCTTATGGTAGAGATGTTGAAGAATTATTTGAACAGCATCAAAAAGAAGTTGAGTTAGCAAAACAATATGGTATTGAAATAGCTTATCAACCATTTGGAACTAAACTACCAGTTGAAGCTAACATACTAGGTGGGGAAGAAGATGGCGACTAACTTTCCAACACAAGGAGATGATAAAAAAATCTCATTAAGAAACTCACAATATCCACAATTTGATTATGACTTTATAGCTGGTGTAAAAGAAAATGATAAGGATATTTACAAAGCTGGTGGCAACATAAGAGGTAATGAAGCATTTAACTTATGGACTAAAGCAAGAGCAGGTGAAGAAACTGCTGGTGTTATTAAGTGGATTAAAGAAAGAGAAGCATGGGCTGCAAGACATTTTGGCGATGGTTCACAATTTAAGTCAGGAGATAAAGCAGGGAGACCATCTAATATTGCAGGAGTAATAGCACAAATGAAGTGGGGTGTTATTGGTAATTTAGGCGAACAAAGAATGAAAGATGTTGTACTTGAAGCTATAAAATATAGAGAGGGCAAAGAGTCAGGATCAGCAAGTCAGGCACAACAAGATAGACAGGTTTCTGATGCTGTCGAAAAAGGATTAAGAGAAAAGGTAGAAGAACATAATGAAGAAGTAAATAACGCTGCTTCAAAAAGAACAACATATAGAACATTATTAACAGTTTTTGAAAGAGGGATTGGTGCTTATAAAACTAATCCAGCTTCAGTAAGACCTAATGTAGGCTCACCTGAACAATGGGCGTACGCTAGAGTAAACAGCTTCCTATTCGCTTTGCGAAATGGAAGATTTCAAGGTGGGAAGCATGATACAGATTTGCTTCCTGAATCCCACCCTTTATCATCGAAAGAGGAAAAAGCTATGAAAGATAAAGAAGATAGACATATCCTCAATGTAAATGAAACTGATGATTCTGTAATCATAGAGTTTGCTAAACATCATGAGGATAAAGAAGAAATGGAAATGACCGAATCTGAAAGACCATATCACGATGAGGATGAGGACAAAGATAGAGAAGATGAAAAAGAAGATCGTAAGGTATTAGAAATGCCTATGAAATTTAGAACCATTGATTTATCTAAGGCTCGTGCTATTGATGAAGATAAAAGGACTGTAAGAATCGGTGTTTCTAGTGAAACTCCAGTAGAGAGAAGTTTTGGTATGGAAGTACTAGGACATTCTGAAGATGAAATAAATATGGAATTTATGCAATCTAAAACTGCACCACTACTGTTAGATCACGATATGAAAAAGCAAATTGGTGTAGTAGAAGAATTTAAACTTGATGAGACAGCAAAAAGGACAACTGCTGTAGTTCGATTTGGTAAATCGGCTCTTGCTGATGAAGTTTTTAGAGATGTAGTTGATGGTATTCGCATGAATATATCTGTTGGCTACAGGGTAGATAAACTGGAACGACAAAACAAAGATGATGAAACCTTTTATCGTGCATCATGGACACCTATGGAGATAAGTTCTGTAAGTGTACCAGCAGATCAAAGCAGACTTGTCGGTGTTGGTCGTTCTAAAGATAAACAAACATTAAACACAACAAAGGTGAAAGTAATGGAAAACGAAAAACAAGAAATTAATCTTGATGAAGTTAGATCACAAAGTGTTGATGAAGCAAGAAAAGAATTTCAAAGAAACTCAAAAGAAATTATTGATCTTGGTGTAAGACACAATAAAAGAGATTTAGCTAATCAAGCTATTAAAGATGGTGTTTCTGTTGAAGAATTTAGAGGACAATTATTAGAAAACATTTCTAACGATGTTCCTTTAGAAACTCCATCAGAAATTGGTTTAACCGAAAAAGAAACTAAAAGATTTAGCATTATGAGAGCTATTAACGCTATGGCTAATCCTACAGATAGAAAAGCACAAGAAGCTGCAAAATTTGAATTTGAATGTTCAGAAGCAGCACAAAGAGCTTATGGGAAAACAGCACAAGGCTTAATGCTTCCTGAAGATGTTATGAGAAATTGGAATCAAAGGGATTTATCTGCTGGTTCTGATGGTGACTTAATAGGTCAAGACTATAGAGCAGGTGATTTCATTGATGTTCTAAGAAATAACTCTGCTGTAATGCCAATGGCAACTATGCTTAACGGACTAACTGGCGATGTTAAAATCCCAAGAAAAACTGCTGCTTCAAGTGCTGCATTTATTAGTTCTGAGGGTGGTGCTGCTGGTGAATCAGAATTTACAGTTGGTTCTGTAACTATGTCGCCAAAAACTCTAGGTGCATTTACTGATGTTACTAGACAATTAATGATTCAATCATCTATTGATGTTGAAAACTTAATTAGAAATGACTTAGCACAATCTATGGCTATTGCTATTGATGATGCAGCTTTAGAGGGTTCAGGAAGTTCAGGTAATCCTACAGGTATTACTAATACTTCAGGCATTAATTCAGTATCACTTTCAAGTGCTGCTGCTCCAACATTTGCAGAAATGGTTTCAATGGAAACTTCTGTAAGAGTTGACAATGCTTTAATGGGCGATTTAGCTTACATAGTGCATCCAACTAACTATGGCACATTAAAAACTACTGAAAAAGCAACCAATACAGCACAATTTGTAGCTGTTAATGATGAAATCAATGGCTATAAAGTCGTTGTTTCACCACAATTAACTGCTAATAATTATGTATTTGGTAACTTTGATGACTTACTTATTGGAATGTTTGGTGGATTAGACATTGTTGTTGATCCTTATAGCAATTCAAGTACAGGTAATGTCAGAATAGTAGCTTTACAATCAGTTGATGTAGCTGTGAGACACGCAGTTTCATTCTGTGCTGCTAGTTAATGGTACTTAGTACAAACAAAATGGGTGGATTAACTTCCACCCATCTTACAAAAGGTGGAAAAATGAAATATTTAATTTTACAAGATACAGTAGCTAACAAAGAAAAAGTAAAAGCAGGTGATGTAATTGAACTCTCAATAGATGAGGGCAGATCACTTGTTGGTTATGGTAAAGCTGAAGAATACAAAGGCAAACCAAAAAAAGAATCAAATAGAAGTGTTGGTTTAGAAAAATCAGAAACTAAGGTCAAAAAAAGAAGTAAGTAAAAATGGCTATTGAGAGTGCTAGAGATTTTACTTCTTTCCTTGATGCTACAACAGGGCATGGAGTTACTGGCACTTATTTTGAATCAGGAAAGTTATTTGATGATTTTCCTTTAATTGATACTTTGGGATTCATAGATGATGGTTCTTCAGTATTAATTAATCTAATTATAGATCAACCCTATGTCAGCATTGAGGGAGAATCTATATCTGTTGAGGGTTTTCAACCTACTGCAATTCTAAAGGCATCTGATGTGCCTGATATAAAACAAGAAGATAAAATAGTTGTTGATGCAATAACAACAAATAAAGGTAGCACTCTTACGCCTGAAACAACTTTTTTTATCAAAACAGTAGAGCCTGATAATACAGGTTATGTAAGTGTTGTATTGGAGAAAGTGTAATGTCTCAATATAGACTTGAAACTGAAGAAGATATGAGTGCTTACTTAGATATTAATTTTGGTCATGGTGTTACTGCTGTTTTTACTAACAGTAGTGGTTCTGCTTCTACAATAAATATTATTATTAATAATGAATATGTAGAGCAAGTTGAGGGTACAGGTGTTGAAGCACTAAAACCTATAGCTTATTGTAGAAGCATTGATGTACCTAGTATTGCATTTGGTAATACATTAAATGTATCGGCTATAAAAGATGTAGATGGTAATACTCTCAAAGCAGCACAAAATTATACTATCGTTAATATTCAATCAGATCGAACAGGTTTTTCTGCATTGATGTTAGAGGAAATATAATGGCTAATCATATTAGACAGCAGATTAGAGAAAGAGCAGGTACGGTTCTTACAGGACTTACAACAACTGGAAGTAATGTTTTTGAAACTAGAATATATCCTTTAGAAAACACAAACTTACCAGCTTTAGTTATTTACACAAAAAACGAAACATCTGAACCTTTAGTCATTAGCACAAATAGATTGATGAGTAGAGAATTAGAATTAATTGTTGAGATTTATGTAAAACAGACAAGCAACTTTGATGACCAAGTTGATAAGATATGTAAAGAAGTAGAAGTAGCTATTAGTGCTGATACTACATTAAATGGTTTAGCTAAAGACTGTTTTTTACAATCTACTGAGATAGAATATAATACTGAGGGAGAACAACCACTAAGTTATGCTGTTCTCACATTTTTAACTAACTACTATGTTCAGGAGACTGCACCTGATGTAGCAGTTTAACGAGGTACAATTATGAAATTAATTTCACCAAATGGTAAAAGTTCTATAGATGCTCACCCAGATAGTGTTGAGTATTTAAAGAGTAAGGGTTGGAAAGAAGAAGCAATCCCATCGAAAGATAAACCTAAATCTTCTTCTAAACATAACGAGGAATAATTATGGCAACACATCTTGGAAAAGAGGGTACTGTTCAAGTTGGCTCTAACGCTATTGCTGAGATTAGAGGTTTTAGTATTGATGAAACTATTGATACTGTTGAAGATACTTCAATGGGTGATAGTTCAAAAACATACTTAGCTTCTATTAAAGACTTTAGTGGATCAGTTGATGTTCTTTATGATGAAACAGATACTAATGGTCAAACAGCATTATCTGTAGGTTCATCAGTAACATTAAACTTCGCACCTGAGGGTACTGATAGTGGCGATGTAAAACTAACTGGTACTGCTATTGTAACTGGTAAATCTGTTACTTCATCTTTTGATGGATTAGTAGAATCTACTATTACTGTTCAAGGTACTGGTGGTTTAACTACTGGAACTTATTAATTATGAAAGCTATTGAGAGAGCTAAAACGCATTTTGCTGAGCAAGATGTAAAGGTAATTAAAGTGCCTGAGTGGGGTGAAGAAGATAAACCTTTAGAAATTTACAGTAAGCCATTAACGCTAAGTGAGACTTCTAAACTTTATAGAATGAGTAAGAATGATGATCTTACGATGATGGCTTATGTTCTTATCTACAAAGCACTTGATGAAAATGGAGATAAATTATTTACATTAGATGATAAAGGTTCTTTATTAAATAATGTGGATCAAGAAGTATTAGTAAGAGTAGCAACTCAGATTATGGGTCAAGAGCCTATTGAGGATGTTAAAAAAAACTAATAGAGGATGTTAATTTATATTCACAATATGCACTAGCAGAAAAACTAGGCAAGACATTAGAAGAATTGCAGAAAATTAGCATCCAAGAATATCAAGGTTGGATAGCATACTTTGAGTTAGTAGAAGAAAGGCAAAGAAATGGCAAATAAAAAAATACAGTTTAAGCTAACTGCTGTTGATAAAACTAAAGCAGCTTTTGATAAAGTTTCTAAAGGTTTAAAATCAGTTGGTGGTGGTGCATTAAAAGCTGCAAAGCTAATTGGTGGTGTAGGTATAGCTGCTCTTGGTGCTGCTGCTGGTCTTGCTGTTTTAGTAAAAAAATCTTTTGAATATATCGACACATTAGGTAAAACTTCTGCAAGAACAGGGATAACTACTGATACATTACAAGCATTTCAATTAGCAGCTATTGAATCGGGATCAACAATAGAACAAACACAAAAAGGTTTAGAAAAATTTAGTAGGTCGATTGGTGATGCTGGTAGAGGTCTAAAAACACAACAGGATATTTTTAAAGACTTAGGCGTTGAAATTAAAAACAATGATGGCAGTCTAAAAAGCTATGAACAAGTTTTATTTGATGTTGCTGAGGGGTTAGGTACTTTAGGTTCTGCATCTGAAAGAGCAACAGCATTAGCAAACTTATTCGGCAGATCAGGTTTACAATTTACTGAAACTTTTAGAGATGGTGCAAAAGGTTTAGAAGCTGTAATACAAAGGTCAAGAGATTTAGGTATTATTCTCTCCACAAAAACTATTAGAAATGTTGAGCAATTCAACGATTCTATGGCAGTTGTTAAATTACAATTAGCTGCTGTTAAAAATGAAGTATTTGCTGCTTTTGTACCTGCACTTCAAGCTATAAGTGAAAAACTTAGTGGCACACTCAAAGATGCTAATAATGCTGCTGGTGGTTTTAACACACTAGGTATGAATATTGCTGTAGGTTTTATGGAGGGTTTGAAATCATTTAACTTAGCTATGGCAGGTTTTATGGATGCTATGATTGCATTTACAAATGATATAAGAATTGTCTTTGCTGCTATTAGAAGTGATTTACTCGAAACAAGACTATTTACTATGCAAGTTAGACAATCATTATTTGGATTGTTTCAAGATTTAGGTGCAGAAATTAATATCGTAAAGTTTGAATTAATGAAAGTTAATGGCGAACTTGCTGAGTTATTTGAACAAAGAAATACTTTTGATGATTTTACTTCTAGTGCAGAAAAATTTAATTTAAAAATTGATAATTTAATAACATTAATTAAAGCTGGTGGTGAAGATTTTGAAGAATTTATAGAAACTGGTCAAGCAGGTTTGACAAATTTATTATCACCATTAGAAAGATTTAATCAACAATTAGCTGATGTAAAAACATCACTTGAAAATGTTGCTGTTAGCACTATGAAAAAATTTGAAGATGCAATAGTTGATGGCATAAAAACAGGTAAGATACAGTTTCAAGATTTTGCAAATTTTGTTATTGAACAACTTTTAAGAATAGCAATACAACAAGCAATAATAAAACCAATATCAGGCAGGATGGAAACTTTTTTTGCAGGTTTAAGTTTTGATAATGGTGGCTTTACAGGAAGTGGAGTTAGAGCAGGTGGTATAGATGGTAAAGGTGGTTTTCCTGCAATACTACATCCAAACGAAACTGTTATAGATCATACTAAAGGACAGGGTATGGGTACTACAGTTAATTTTAATATATCTACTGTTGATGCAGCAGGTTTTGATCAACTCTTAGCATCGAGAAAAGGTCTAATAACAAGCATTATAAATAATGCTATGAATAATCAAGGTAAGATGGGAGTTGTATAATGTCAGGTGCTTTTCCAACAAATCCATTATTTAGAGCCTTAAACTTTCAAGACAATAGACCAACTCTATTAAATCAAACACTATCAGGTAAAAAACAAGTTAGACAAATAGGCTCACAATACTTTTCATTTACAGCACAAATGCCACCTATGAAACAAGAAAAAGCTATGGAAATATTTGCATTTCTACAAAAGCAAAAAGGTTCTTTTGAAGATTTTACAATACAAGCACCATTAGATAATTTGGGTGCTTCAAAAGGTGAAACAGATATATTAGTCAATGGTTCACATACTGCTGCTGATGGTTCTATTGCTTTAGATGGTTTTACTGCTAGTACAACAGGTGCATTAAAAGCAGGTGATTTAATTAAGTTTGCAAATCATTCTAAAGTTTACATGGTGCAATCAGATATTGACTCTAATTCAAGTGGTGAACTTACTGTATTAATATCACCAAACTTAGTAGCTGCTCTAGCAGATAATGAAGCTGTAACTGTAAATAAACCAAGTTTTACTGTATATCTTGAAAACAATGAAATTATGTACTCAACAGATGCAAGTGGTTTATATACTATTTCATTTGATGTTAGAGAGGTTATTACATAATGCCTAGAAGTTTATCTGCTGGTTTACAAACACAGGTCTCATCAACTGCAACTAAGACAGCCTTTTTAGTTGAATTAAATTTATCATCAACTATTAGACTTACTGATTACTATACTAATGTTATTTATGATTCTAATACATACGAAGCTGGTGGTTCTTTTTTAACAGTAGATGCAACTGCTGAAACAGGACAATTACAGGTTGATGAAGTTAATATTGGATTTTCCAATATAACTGATCAGGTTAGGTCTCTTGTTCAAAGTGGTGCTTTTACAGATAAAACAGTAGAAATTTATTTAGCTTACTTTGATTCAAACGAAGCTATTGTAGGTGCTATTAATTATTTTACAGGTCAAGTTAGAAATGTATCTATTCAAGAAAATATAAATGATTCTGTTTTAAATATGATTGTAGCTAGTCATTGGTCTAATTGGAATTTGACAAAAGGCAGACATTTTTCTGATGAATCACAACAAACTTTTAGTAGTGGCGATAAGGGTATGGAGTTTGCTACACAGGTTAAAGAAGATGTTAGGTGGGGTCAATAATGGGTGTATTTAGTGCAATTTTTGGATTCTTTAAATCTGTAGGAACTGCTTGGAAAGCTGCATCTACATTACAAAAAATAGGTTATGCAATACAAGCTATAACACTTGCAGTAGGTGTAAAAGGTTTTTTACAAGCAAGACAGATGTTAGCAAAAGGTCAGGACATACTTGCAAATAAAACATCTGCTGGTGGTAAATTACCAGTCATATATGGTACTCGTAGAGTTGGCGCTCAAATAATTTACATGGACACTAATGCTAATGATTCAAGAGATTTATATGTTGTGTATGCTTTAGCAGTTGGAGAATGTGAGGAAATACTAGGTAAAACAATAGAATTAGATGGCAACCCACTTTCTGATTCTGCTAGATTTAGAGATGGTGGATACATAGGTTCAGATAAAATAAGTTCAGGTGCAGGTTCATTAAATACTGTTTCACAAAATGGAACAGGTATAGATGCAGGTGCAGGTGGGTTTGGCACTTCACCAACATCCAAGTATAGGTATGTATTTAATTTACATCATGGTGCAGCTTCACAAACTGCTGATCCTATGCTTGTTGCTTCTATGTCAAATTGGACTTCAGCGCATAGATTAGATGGTGTTTGCTATATTGCAGCACACTTTGGTTATGATAAAGAGGGTATATGGTCAGGCGTACCACAACTAACAGTTCAAGTAAAAGGTAAGAAAGTTTTTGATCCTAGAGATTCAGGTCAAACATTTGGAACAGTATCAACCTATGAATGGTCGGATAATCCTGCTTTATGCTTCCTTGATTACATAACTAACTCGGAGTATGGAAAAGGTTTACCAATCGCAAAAATAAATACATCTACTTTTGAAACTGCTGCTAATACTGCTGATACATTAGTTGACCAACCTTTTTTTAATGGTTCAGCACAATCGCTTACATGGAGTGGTAGTAATGGTAATGATTTTATAAGTGTGCTTGGAACTAATGCAAATAGAGATTGGTTTCAAAATAAAATAGGAGAACAAATTACTCTAAAAAATTCTTCTGCTGCTACTATTTTAAATAGTATTAATATTAAAGATGTAAGGCGAGATGAGTTTTTTGATGCTAGTGAAGATTATAGAGTTTATTTTGATTCTAATTTAGGTGCTGATTATTCTTCTAATACAGGAACATATTTACTAAAAGTAAAAAGATTTCATTGTAACGGATATTTAGATTGTAATAAGTCAGTAATGGAAAATGCAAAAGAATTACTTGCGAATATGCGAGGTATATTTTTGTATGTAGATGGTAAGTATGAATTATCAATAGAAGATACTGGTTCATCTACATTTACAATAACTGATGATCATATAATTGCTGATGCTGGTATAACTGTTGATTATGGTAATAAGGATCAAAGAGCAAATAAAGTTGTAATAGAATTTTTTAATGCAAATAAAAAATATGAATTAGATACTGCAACTGTATTACATTCTGCTACTACTGATGTAAATGATTTTACTTCTGATGATGGTGGTGAAGAACTAGAAGTAAAAGCAGAATTTCCATATATAACTGATCCTTATATTGCATACAACATGGGTAAGGCTATTTTAACAAGAAGCAGAAATCAAACCACTATGCAGTTCTTAGGAACCCCTGAAATGTATAAGCTGAATGTAGGAGATATAGTTACACTTACTTATGCTGGTTTAGGATTTAGTGGCAAGGTGTGTAGAGTTGAAGCATTAGAACTTCAGTCTGATGGTTTAGTTTCTGTGAGTCTAATTGAATATTTTGATGTCTATACTTGGGAAGTACCACCACAAGAAGCTGTAGAAGAACTTGCAAACCTACCATCTGCTTATGCTGTAAAAGCACCGACAGGTTTAGCATTTACTGATACTGATTCTAGTTCTACAGGCAGACCTTTTTTAGCTTGGAACACTCCAACAGATTTTCCTAACTATCAATATAGAATCAACATTGTTGATTCATCAGGCAATCAAGTAATGAATAAAATAGTTGATGTAGAAAATGTAGATCTTAACTTTATAAAAAAAGCAACAAACTATGTTGCAAGTGTTTCATCACTCAATCCATTGGGTTCTGAATCTACAGCAGCAACATTAACATTTACTGTTGGAGAAGAACCTACAGGTACAGGCGATATACAAGATGATTCAGTTACAACAGTTAAAATAGCAGATGCCAACATCACTACAGCTAAAATTGCAGATGCAAATATTACTACTGCAAAAATAGCAGATGCTAATATAACAACTGCTAAAATTGCTGATGCAAATATAACTACAGCTAAAATAAATGACTTAGCAGTTACAAACGCAAAAATAAATGATTTAAACGCAACAAAAATTAATGCTGGAACTATAAATTCAGATAGAATTGATGTTGATACATTGAATGTAAAACACTTTGGAAATGTATCAGCAGACATACTAGCACATGATGGAGTAGCAGTACCCTTATCAGTTTTTGGTAGTGCTTTTCAAAGAGGTTCAACTGATTTTACTACCAACACAACTACTCTAGGTAATTATTTACCAATAGATATAGATAATGTGCGTAACAATGCAAAGTATCAAGCAATATGGACTGGGGTGTATGGTGATTGCACAAATGGTATTTTAGAGTATAGCGTAAACAATGGAACATCTTATGCACAAGCTACAGGTGGTATTCAAAATGTAGAGTTTGATGCAGGTACTTTTAGAACTTATACCTTTGTTTACAATGGAACAATTACAGGATTACCAACCACAGGATCAAATACAAGATTAGTAAAATGGCGTATTAGATGGGTCACAAAACTAAATTCAACCTATCAATCGCTTTATGTTTTTATAGATAATACTCAATAATGAACTTTTTATATTACAAAATTTTATCTAAAAGACTACAATAGAAACGAGGTAAAAATATGGCACAACACGATTACAATATAGCCAACCAAACAGGTGCTAACTTTAGAACAGACTTAAACAATGCTCTATCAGCTATTGTATCTAATAATAGTGGCTCTAGTGAGCCATCAACAATGTATGCTTATGAGTGGTGGATAGATACAGGTAATAATGTTCTAAAATTAAGAAACAGTAGTAATAATGCTTGGATTACAATGCCATTTAGTATTACTGCTGATAATACTGTAGATATAAATGCTGGAACAGTTAATGGTATTACTTCATTAAGTTTTAGTTCAGGTGCTACAGTTACTTCTATATTAGATGAAGATAATTTAGGTAGTGATTCTGCTACAGCATTAGCAACTCAACAATCAATTAAGGCCTATGTAGATAGCCAAGTTACAGCACAAGATTTAGACATAAGTGATGGTTCTTCTACTATTGCTATTGATCTTGATTCTGAAACATTATCATTACTAGGTGGTACTGGTGTTACATCAGCAGCTTCAGGTAATGGTGTTACTTTCTCTATTGGTCAGTCAGTCGGTACTTCAGACAATGTAGTATTTAATCAAGTTACAGGTGCATTAGTTGGTAATGCTTCTACTGCAACTGCATTAGCTACAGCAAGAACAATATCAGGTGTATCTTTTGATGGAACTGCAAATATAACCTTAGATACAGATGATATTAGTGAGGGATCAAGTAATTTATATTATACAAATGCAAGAGTTGATTCTAGGTTTGATACAAGACTTGCAACAAAAACAACTGATAATTTAACTGAGGGTTCAAGTAATAAATACTTTACTGCCGAAAGAGTTGATGATCAGGTAAATACATTATTAACAGCAGGTGCAAATATAAGTCTTACTTATGATGATGCTGCTGGAACATTAACAATAGCAAATACTAATAGTGCTGATATTACTTCAGTTGTAGCAGGAGATGGTTTGACTGGTGGTGGCACTTCAGGAGATGTCACACTTGCTGTAGGTGTAGATGATTCTTCTATAGAAATAAGTTCAGATGCTCTAAGAGTAAAAGCAAGTGGTATTACAAACGCTATGTTAGCTGGTTCTATTGCAAACGCTAAACTTGCTAATTCAAGTATAACTGTAAATTCACAAGCTATAGCATTGGGTGGCTCACATACATTTGATACTGATGATATTGGTGAGGGAAGTTCAAATCTTTACTATACAGATGCAAGAGCAAATTCAGCTATTGATGCTAGAGTTACAAATACATTCATCAACAATCTATCAGGCGTTGTTGCTGATACAGCTACAGCACTTGCAACTGGTAGAACTATTGGATTATCAGGTGATGTGACAGCTACAGGTGTAAGTTTTGATGGTACAGGTAATATAACTTTATCTACAACTATTGCAGCAAACAGCGTAGCTTTAGGAACTGATACAACAGGTAATTATGTATCAACAATAGCAGGTACAACTAATGAAATAGAAGTATCAGGTTCAGGTAGCGAAACTGCAACAGTAACAATAGGCTTACCAGATGATGTCACTATTGCAGGTAATTTAACAGTTAATGGTACAACCACGACAGTTAATAGTGATACTTTATCTGTTACTGATCCTTTAATTAAATTAGCAAAAGCTAATAGTGGTGCTGATTCATTAGATATAGGTTTTTATGGATTGTATGACACTTCAGGCTCACAAGACTTGTATGCTGGTTTATTTAGAGATGCTAATGATTCAGGCAAGTTTAAATTATTTAAAGACTTACAAGTAGAGCCAACAACTACAGTCAATACTTCAGGAACAGGATATGCAGTCGGAACTCTAGTATCTAACCTAGAGGGTAATGTAACAGGTAATGTTACTGGCACAGTTACATCTATAAGCAATCATTCAACTTCTGATCTTAGTGAGGGAACAAACCTTTACTATACAGATGCTAGATTCGACACAAGACTAGGCACAAAAACTACAGACAACTTAACTGAGGGTTCTAGCAACCTTTATATGACCACCGAAAGAGTACAAGACATAGTGGGTGGTATGGTTACAGGCAATACTGAAACAGGTATTACAGTAACTTACGATGATTCAGATGGAACATTAGATTTTGTTGTTGGCACTCTCAACCAAGATACAACAGGAAATGCAGCAACAGCTACAGCATTAGAAACAGCTAGAACTATTGGTGGTGTATCTTTTGATGGTACAGGCAATATAGATTTAGCTGGTGTTAATACTACAGGTAATCAAGATACAAGTGGTAATGCTGCAACTGCTACAGCTTTAGCAACAGGAAGAACAATAGGAATGACAGGAGATGTTGTTTGGACTTCTGCATCATTTGATGGATCAGGTAATGTTACTGGAACAGCAACAATACAACCAAATTCAGTTGCTTTATCTACAGATACCACAGGCGATTATGTAAGCACAATAACAGCAGGAACAGGCTTAACATCAACAGGTGCAACTTCAGGTGAGGGTGTTGCACATTCATTATCAGTAGATGCTGCTCAAACTCAAATAACAAGTGTTGGTGCTTTAGATGGTGGATCAATAACATCAGGCTTTGGAAGTATAGATGTTGGTTCTTCTGCTATTACCACAACAGGTACAGTAACAGGTGGCACACTAGCAGGAACTTTATCTACAGCAGCACAAACAAATATTACAAGCGTAGGAACTTTATCGAGTCTTACAATTTCGGATTCTGCAACTGATTATGAGGGTTTACAAGTTTTAAATACAAATACTGCAGCATCCCCAACTACTTCTTCTATTTTATTAGGAATTACTAATTCAGTCAGAAATGTATATACAAAGATTCAGACAATAGAGGGTGGGAGTGATGCAAATGAAACAAGATTAGCATTTTACACTAATAATCCATCAAATACCTTAACAGAAGCACTAAGAATAGATGAAAACCAAAATGTTGGAATTGGAACGACTAGTCCAACAAGAAGTCTATCAATATCAGGTACAGGTTCAGAATATATTAATATTGTTGGTGGTACAAGTTCAGGTGTAGGATTGCTTTTAGGTGATTCAGATGCAGAAATAAGAGGTGCATTAATTTATGATAATGCAACTGATGCGTTAAGCTTTAGAACTAGTGGCAATACCGAAAGAATGCGACTTGATAGTACTGGTAATTTATTTTTAGGCACAACAGATAGTACAACAGTAGGTAGTCCTGATAAAAATTTAGTTATAGGCTCTACTACAAACAATCAAGAAGTAGCCTTAACTTTAAATGTTATCGAGGGTTCTAATAATAGAAGATGCAAATTTTTCTTAGATGACAATGATGGTACTTTTGGTATTGCAAATACTGCTTCTTCAGGTGTAGCTGATTTTGTAATAGAACAAGGAACTGATACTGAGGTTTTTCGTATTGATAGTTCAGGAAATTTAGGCTTGGGAGAAAGCTCACCTGAAAGTATTATGCATATAAAAAAAGCTGCATCTGGTTCTTCTTATTCTGCTGATGGTTCTGATTTAGTAATTATTGAAAACAACAGTTCAGCAGCAATAGATGTTAGAACGCCAACTGGCGATTCAGGTGCAATACAATTTTCTGATACTACAAGAGCAAGAGGAGCAATCATTTATTACCATAGCCTTGATGATATGTATTTTAATGTTGCTGGTACAAGTGGTGCTATGATTCTCAATTCTTCAGGTAATCTTGCTATAACAGGTGCTTTATCAAAAGGTTCAGGATCATTTAAAATTGACCATCCATTAGAATCTAAAACTGATACTCACGATTTAGTACATTCATTCGTAGAAGCACCACAAGCAGATAACATTTATAGAGGTAAAGTAGATTTGGTAGATGGTTCTGCAACAGTTAATATCGATACTGTATCAGGTATGACTGACGGAACTTTTATAGCTCTAAATACAGATGTTCAATGCTTTACTACAAACGAATCAGATTGGGATGCAGTTAAAGGAAGTGTAACAGGAAATATATTAACTATTAATTGTAAGAATACATCATCAACAGCTACTATATCTTGGTTGGTAATTGGTGAAAGACATGACCAACACATGAAAGATACCGATTGGACTGATTCACATGGTAAAGTAATAGTAGAACCACTTAAAGGAAAATAAATATGGCAGATTGGAATTGTAAAACTATAGATGTATATACACATGAACATAATGGACATGAGCAAGTAATCTTTAATGTGCATTGGCGAGTAACAAAAGAAGATGGAGATTATTCTGCATCATCTTATGGCACTCAGTCTTTAAATACAGAAGATATACAAGGCTTCGTACCATTTGATGATGTAACTTCTGAAATGTTAAAT